AACTGAGTCAACTGGAAATAAACTCATAAGTTCTATCCATGATTTTTTCTTTTTACCAGAAAGTACGCCACCAGCAACACTCCACTTATCATCGGTAATATGAATTGTTACAGGAGTATTATGTGCTTTTCCATATTGATATGCTAATAATAAACTGTGAGATCTATCGCCTAGTCCAGGTGTAGTATAAGGTCTATCGCCACTTCTTATGCTTTTAGATCTTAACGCTATATGTTTCAATGACTTTTCTTCTCTGTAAAATTACTTCCAAAGAACGTATCAATGCGTTTTTTGGTTTCATGTCTTAAATCATTTATTTGAGTAATAAGAAATGCAGTATCAGATTCTTCTTTACTAAATCTTTCTACGCCTTTTCTTTTAAGATCTTCTAGATCCCATAATTGTTCATTAATTGATATCATAATGCTTAGATAATAATCAAATCCTGGATATTCCAAATCAAGGCTTTCATATTGGCTCATTTCTTTCGAAACATCTAATTCGTTATTTTGCTTTATTAATAATATTGAATACCTATCTATGTATTCAGCCATACTTATTTCAATTTGTATTTTCATTGAACAATCTCCATTAATTCATCTACGTTTTCACCACCGTTTGGTAATTTATCTTTAAGAAAGAAATGTACAAAATAAGCTTCTTTAATTTTATCATCAGGAATAGCAGTAAATAATGCATTATATTTCCAACTTAATTCTTTTTGAATCATGTTTTCTTTTTTTACCCAATAGTTTAAAAGAGTTTGATCAGTGCTCCATTTCCATGCGCCTAAACCATCTACAAATTTCTTAAATTCGGGTCTTTCAATAAACTGTTTACCAGATTGACGTTTGCCATTTGATTGCAATGGCAAATAATTTACTAGTTGTCTATTCATTAACATCATTCCCATGTTATAAAAATGACCACCAGCATCATTCCATTTCCAATCAACGTCTTTAAGATTGCTATACTGCATTCTTGTATATCCAGCAAGTTTTTGTTTGTACCAAGATAGAATAGGTGCAGATCTTTCTACAACTCCCGCAAACTCTGTTTCATTATCCATTTCGTCAAATATATTAGGACTTCCTGGTCTTACCCAAATATCAGCATCAATAATACAAATTTGGTCGTATTTATCCCAATAATCAAATGCATTTTCTTTTTCATATATCGGAAGAAATCCACCATATTTTTCATACGATTCTTTACTACGATTTGTAGCAAATACGTCGGGTTTAATCATCATTTTTGGAATTGTTTGAACTATATATTCAACACGGTTTTGAGGTTTTTCTTTAGTATTAAGTTCATCGCAATAAGCTTTAACCGAAGCTGTACAGTAATCATACAACCTCGATTTTTTACCAGTATAAACTTGATAGATTAATCTTTTCATAACAAAATCCTTATTTTATTTTTTTGCTGGTTTACTTGCTTTACCTTTTAATGCATCAGCTCCAAAGAATGCTGAAACTAAAACAGCAATTGATGCAAAATATGTTGGTGCAATATCAGCAATTAATCCTGCTGCCTCAGATAATCCAAGTAAGGAAGTTAGAAATATTGCAATTGGATATAATAATAATCCAAATAAAGCAAACCAAGCCATTTTTCTAATAGCATCTCTTTGTGCGTCTGCGTCTTCCATTTCTTTTCTTTTAAACTCCAAATACATTGCCTGCTCTTCGTCAGTTACAATGCCATCACCATTAGTATCAGCGGGATGAAAGCCCGGTTGTTTCGTTTCTTCGGCCATTATAGAACTCCTTTATTATCTTCGCTATTGTTAATGCATCATTAAATCCATTACGAAGTGAATTTGACCTGTGGCCATTTTCAATAAACCATTCTATTGTATTTATATCTGAACCAGATACTTTCATATTATAGCTTTTAGTGAGTTCTTCAAACTCATATCTTAGTTGAACAATCATTGTTAACCCTAGTGGCATATTAGTGTCCAAACATCTTTCGTTTTCTATATTCATCAATTGTATCCTCTAATAGTTTAGTCCAGTTATCTCTGTGTTCGACGAACACACACGGTTTTTCATGATCAACATCCATTATAATTACTATATTGGGTATTTTCATTCCCGTTCTTTCTTCGTACATGATAGCATATGCTGCACCTTGCGCGAAATAGTTTGTGATTCTTTCTTTCTTCTTAATATATTTAGAAGTTTTAAAATCAATTATTGAGGGTACGCCATTAAACTGTGCGACGCAATCGCATCTTCCGGCTAATTGTAAATGATGACTAAATAAAGGCACCTCGAGACCGAATATCGTTCCAATACTTTCATCAAGTATAGGTTTGAGATTTGCGAGACTTTGTCTGATGTGCGGTAATTCTTTTGTAGTATCTTCATTATTTAAATACTTTTCTAAAATGCTATGAACCTTTGTACCACGCCTAGATGCTTTGCCACTAATCGCATCAGCTTGTTCTACACCTACACGTTCGCGCCAAGCTCTTATAGCATCTTCACTAAGTATGCTTAGAACTGTTGTGATACTAGGATAAGACTTACCATCAGGAGTATTATAAGTTCTGCCTGATTTTGTAGTTGTAGCATCCAGGTCTTGATAACCAATATCAATCGTGTCATGGCTAAATATTTTTCTTTTCAATTGTTGGTGCATTATAATTAAATATTTCCTTTATTGCTTCTTGGTTAATACAAAATATAGCTTCAGGCTTATGTTTAAAGTTATATTCATTAGCTGCAGTTCTATATATATCCATGTTATTTACTTGTACGTAATTCCAACATTTCATATACTCATCAAAATTAGGTTTAGCAAATACAAATAATGGTCTATCAAGCTGAGTAGCCGATGCCATTACAAATGTTACTACTATAAAAAATGTATTCATTGATTATTCCTATGTTTTTATTGTGTTACCTCTACCAGAATTTGCTTTAATTCTAGCGAGATTATCTTTCCAGCCATTGTCAGTCTTTGACAATAAGCTTCCTTGACCAGAAACAATATTTGGAAACGTAAGAACTTTAATACAATTGTGTTCTTTAAGATAAGCCTGCAATTCATCTGACTTAATATCTATTTCGTATTCGTCACCTTCTTCTAGAGGCTTTACTGTATACTTAGGCACCTTGATATCCTTTCCACCAATCAGGAGCTGATCTTCCCCAATCCCATTTAGCAAACGGTTTTGCTGTATGATAGTAATTTCTGTATGCTTGAACAGCATCACCTTTTACGATACAATCTGGGTATTGAGACATTGCTTGTGCAAATTCTGTAAGACCAACATCCGGTATATTTATAGGGGGTTTAACAAGAACTTCACCAAGCTTTTCAAAAGTTGCATGTTTTTTCTTTCTACGAAATTCAAACTCGGTGGCTAGGCCTACAAAGTGTGTATAATGCCAGTTGTAGTTTTGTAGACTTTCCATAGTCCACACTGTGCATGGATGATACTTGTGCACTGCAGCATAGTATACATCGTCGCGATCATCACCAAATGTATAATACTGTTGCATAGTTTTACCAGACTTTGACCTACGTCTTTCAGGTGTACCGTCAAGTAACCTATGAGATGTACACAACATTTGTGCTGCTTCGATAATCATTTTAGGTATGTGCTTGTCACACATCATAGTTGCAGCTGTTGTTGGATCGTTGTCTAATACAAAAATATTCATACTTTCACCTTCTTAAATAATATATTAATTATACCATGCTTTTTGTAGTTTGTACACAGTTGTTTTTTGAATTGATTTAAAATTCTACTAATCAGTTAGTAGTTTTGGAAAAGCTTCTTCTACAACTGGTCGAGAAATCCCTGGGATTTTCTTTTTGTTGATCATATTAACAACAAGCTTAGCATCTTCTGGATGTACGCCTTCAAGTATTCCTATGAATATTTGCTCTCTTTTAAATTTTGGCAATGTGTCGCCAACTCCGCCTTTAACAAAATATTTAAAATCTCCATTTCGTCTTGTTAAATTAGTTGGATGACTGTGCGCTGCTGCGGCAGTATATGGCGGTTCACCTTCAGGCAAATTCCATACAATTTTAGTATCCATTGATCCTCTTATAATATCTTTCAAAGCCCATGTATCGTTTTCTTTTAAAACACGAACTTTGTCATCACGACTTCTTTGTTTAGCCATTTCTTCTAAAACTTCAAAAACATATTGTTTCATTAAATAAACTCCTGTACACTTTCAATCAAATTATTACAACGCTTGGCGATTAAGTAAGGTAATACTTTACCTTTATTAGACCAAGGATCTTGTTTTTCATATGTATTTATAATTTCATTTTTTAGCTCTTGTGGTGTTTCACTAAGGGCAATCAATTGTTCGTTTCTTAAGTAGTTACGATACCAAGAAGCAGCATATAGTAATTCGCCTTCTTCTAAGTCTTCAATAATACTATCTACTTTCTTTTGTGTCATAGGTGTTTGTCTGAAACCTTCTACAAAGGTGTCGTCATTGGATAAAATGTTTGGTACACCATCGCCTTTATCACCACGTATAATATGATTAAGTAAATAGTATCTAGCATTATCTTCTTTAAGTTCTTTCTTAAGAAGAGGCGAGAACTGCTTTACATTAGGAAATCTTTGTAATTGTAAGAAATCTCTATCTGAAGAAACAATCATAATTTTTTCTACATTAAATTGTATCGTAGATTTACTAGCAACAATAGTACCAATAACGTCATCGGCTTCACACTTATCAACTCTGATAACTTTATATGGAAAGTTTTCTGCAATTTCTTCTCTTACTAGATTAAGTAAACGAAATGCTTCATTCCAATCAAATGTAGACTCTTGTCTGTTTTTCTTACGGCTAGCTTTGTATTGTGGAAATACTTTCTTACGCCAATTATTTGTAGCATCTACTGCAAGAACCATTTCGCCATAAACATCTTTGTATCTTTTGTGATACATTCGTAGTGAATTTAATATCATATGACGAATCATTTGTTCATCATTAGTTTTATTAATAATAATACTAGCTAGTGCAATACCGCTGTAATCAACAATAATCATTATCCAATTCTCCTTTGATTATAATAATCGTACGTACGCTTATAAACATACACATCCCATAATGTAGCATTCTTAATACCACCTACACAATCACCAAAGTAAGTAAAACCATTGGTTGGTTTCCTACCTTTTTTCTCTACTCTAAATTTCATATTAGGTGAATTGCAAGCTTTTACAATCTGCTTAACCATTGCAAATTCAGCCATATCTCTTGGATCTTTAGGATCAAACCTACCAATCCATGATGTTGATCTTTCGTGCTTTCCAATGTGTATTCCCATTATAAAATCTCCTGTGATAACTTTTGAACCATTGTGTACTTATTAGCAAGATCCTTTATGATCTTCATATTGTAATCTTCTCTTAAGGTTTCTCTTCTAATAGTTTCCGGAAGAGTTCTTAGTAAAAGTTGAATTTTAATTGAAGGTTTATTAGATTTAAGGATTAAAGCCTTAAGTGATGATGTTGAGATTGGTTTTGACATTTTAGTATTCTCCGCTTTTTTCATTTTATAAGTATATTATACCATACTTTTACATAAATGTACACAGTTAATTTCACTTATTTTAAAGTTTGTTATTAACATGTTAAACAAATCTTATTTGTTAGATAAGAAGTGTTTAAAAGCCGTAATACATGTTGGTGTGGCAGAAATAGTAATATTTGGATTTCCTCCAGCAGGTCCAATTGGTATGGATGAGACTAAAGTAAGGTGATATTCATTTAAGATAGTTAAGAAATCTGAAATAGAAATATCGTATGGTATGTCAAAAGTGTGGTTTATTTTGGTGATTGATTGAGTCATATTAAGTCCTTTTTTCATTTTATAAGTATATTATACCATACTTTTCTCTTAAAGTAAAGGAAAATAAACATAACATGTTAACTACTATCACCTTTATTTTCTTCTTGCTTTAATTTCCAAAGCATCCAATCATAATATCTTTCTGGTTCTTTTTCATCATCCATTTCAATGTGATCACCAGTTCCAGTCATATCTTGTGTATATTTGTTAGTCAATAAAATCCTCCATTGGAAATATTTTTGATATCGCTTTAGCACATGCTATAGCAACTTCACTACATTCTTTCTGTGTACCGTTAGAAGATCTTAATTCAATAAAATGAATCCAACTTCTTATAGTACCATTCATATATAATCTAGATGTAGTTAATCCTTCTGGTAAAACTGCTCTAGCAACTTCTTTTGCAATTCCTTTTTTGATTGCAGCGTTATAGACTTGCCTACACATCCAGATAACTCTTTGTTGTTCTCTTTCCCAATCGAGTTGGAAAGTTTCGTCATCAACTTCGATACTACTTTGTCTATTCTTATCATCTTGCATTCGCGCTTCTCTAGTAACAAATTCTAACTCCTTTACTGGATTTGCATATCTTTGACTAAACTCTTGAAAACTAAAACTGCGATGTCTTAATATTTGTCTTGCTATATCTCTTGTGGTATTAATCTCAATACAAGCACTGGCCATTTCAAATGGAGACCAATGCTGGTGTTTAATCAAATATTTTAAAAGTTTTTCATTTGTTGCTGTGTTTTCTTGACCAGATGGATTAGATACTCTTGCGCAGTATGCAATTAAATCTTGACAAGACTTTATATTCCATTCATCTTGATATGCTTCAAATTCAGAAGGTTTGCTATATGAAATTAGTTTTGCTATCATAATTTAAAATCCTTAAATCTTTCGCCAGTTGGTGTTTTATCAAATACTGGAGTATCATCGGTTAATGTTTGTTCTGTTTCTTCTACATCGTATAACCGCATTTTACTACGATCTACACCAACCACAAATCTTTTATGAGCTGTTGGATCATTATATCTATTCTTTAATTGCTTTACCATAAACTGACCTTGTTTGTCAAGTTCTTCAGTAGATATTAATGCAAACATTAGATCGGCCGTTGCGGGTAATCCAAAAGACTCACTTGTATCTTCAAGCCCAACATCCGAGTTACTAAAACCAGAACGAGTCGTTTGCGTTGCAGAAAAGACCGGTACGTTAAATTCGACCGCAAGGCCACGTAATTCTTCAGCAATTGCTTTAATGTAAGTGTATGAATTGATTGATCCTCCCATTGCTTTCATTCTAGAACTTGAACATATATTAAGATAATCAATAAAGATAAGATCTGGTTCAAATTGTCTTTTTAGTTTAAGTTCATTAAGTAATGCTCTGAAATGACCTGAATGCGCAGAACCAGTAGGATATTCTTTTATAATTAATTTACCAGTTGTTTTACGTGCAATGTCATTTACTTTTGTAGTAAACATATCTTTTGATAATTTATCCAATTGATCAATAGGTACGTTAAGTAAGTTAGCATCGATTCTTTCTGCTATTCTTTCTTCAGCCATTTCCATTGTAATGTATAACACGTTATGACCTTGAACTAAAGATGAGGCAGCGACGTGACACATAAAAAGAGACTTACCAACACCAGTACCAGCAAGAGCAATATTAAGAGTTTTACGTGGGACACCACCTTTAGTAATAGTATTAAAGTATTCTAAATCGAATGGTAGTCTGTCTTCTTCTGTGTGATAGAAGTCATATCTTTCTTCCACATTTTCTGTATAGTCATGACCAACTTTAAGATCAAATCCTACACCAAGTGCTTTACTTAATAAATCAGGTAAAGCACCTTTCGTCAATTGTTCATGTTTACCATCAATAATTGATATTGATTCCATAATAGCATTGTATATTGCTCGGTCTTGACACCACTTTTCAGTAGTATCAAGTAACCAATTTTCGTCTACATCGTTTTTATTAAAAAGTTGTGGGACAATATCAACTGCCATACTATATTGCTCTTCACTTAATTTTTCTGATTGATCTAATTCAATCTTAAATGATTCAGCAGTTGGCAATTTATTATATTTAGCAACAAACTTACCAACTTCATTAAACAATACTCTGTATATTCCAGCAAAATAATCA